ACCCTAACCCTGACCGTGACCCTAACCGTGACCCTAACCCTGACCCTAACCCTGACCGTGACCATGACCCTGACCGTGACCGTGATGTTTTTTTATATTGTTTTTTAGTCATACATCCTCAATTTCAAAAATTTCCAGGAGCGTGGAGCGTAGGTGGTTTTTTCTAATAGGTTTATATACGCCTTTATTAAATTCATCCCAATTTTCTCTTGTATGTAACATATCTATTTCGCCATCGTCATCCAACCACACATGCTCCCAGTGCTCGATCTTGCGGGTTGGTTTCTTATCAAGTTGTGTAATAACAATACGGTCGGGTTGTACACCGAGCGGATCTTTCCATATTTCTTTCCCATGCTGCGGCTGTGACACCTTACCCTCCACATGAAACAAGGATGGTTCTTTGTGCCAGGAGTGCGATTTACCATCAAGACAGAACCCAACACTGGCATTATTAAATTCTGCAAGCAAGGACGCATGATCTATATAAGCAACCACACCCTCAACACCGCACCACGTGACTTTGTCGCCTACGAAAAATGATTTGTTCATCTTATCATCTCTTCAAATAACTCAAACACACTGACTCCAGGTTGTATCTGTTCTTGATCAGGTTGATTGCAAAATATACCTGGAAACATAGTAGGATTAGGTTGGCTATGATTAGGTTACGGAGGAGTCTGGTCATCAGCCGTAGCCGTCGCCGTTGCCGTTGCCGTCGCCGTTGCCGTAGCCGTCGCCGTTGCCGTTGCCGTCGCCGTTGCCGTAGCCGTAGCCGTTGCCGTCGCCGTAGCCGTTGCCGTCGCCGTTGCCGTTGCCGTCGCCGTCGCCGTAGCCGTTGCCGTTGCCGTAGCCGTAGCCGTAGCCGTTGCCGTCGCCGTAGCCGTTGCAGTAAGATGATTGAGACAAATCACCAATCATTACTTGATTAGTTTTTTCCATTTAGACTCCTTACACTTGAGTGACGCAATCTCTGTTAGCTCATGGAATTCAACTTCTGGCACTGGATCTAGTACTGTTTTATCGGTGGGTCCATTCATAGCTATCTCACCAAGTCCTCTGGTCGTTCCCCAGTTTCGGATGTTGTAACCTTTCAGCAATGATCTATGTATCCCGTCTTCCGATATGACATACTCACCAACCATAACCCATCCACGTTGCAAGATCACGATTCTAATATCTCGTTCACACTTACAGTCTTCTTCAGGACATAGTACGTCTTTTATTTTCTGCAACACTTCTTCACTTATTTCCATATTACCCTCTTTTCCTTTTCTTATTCAATAACTGTACCCTCACCTGAGTAAGAACCGAGTGCTCAAACCTAACTTTATGGCCTTGCATAACACACGGTAAAAATCCTCTCTGTTTCCAGGTTCTTACACAACCTTCTGTAACTTTTAGTAATTTTGCTGCTTCACTAACTGTTAATAATTTCATTCCACTTGATTAATCGTTTATGATGAATTAATCAACCAAAATGATTAGCATAACATGTCCTCAAGGTTCTTTTAGGCAGATTCCGTGGTATGTTCGTATAGTTTCTAAACTTATGGTAAAGTACAAATTACATGCTCCCAATAATAATTTCTCGGTTCTTTATGAGGCATGTGAGAAGTACCCAAATACCGCAGAGTATTTGATCAAAGAAGAGTTCATAAAGCGTGGAATTTTACTTGATAGCGATGATATGGACTATATACAATCCATGTATGGCAGGACGTCGATCTAGGTATTATAGGTATTATAATTGTGAGCCGCAAGTTCTCAGTCAGGTTTGTGTATGTTGCAAAAAGGAAAAGAACCGTGGCGAATTCCATGTTTCGAGTAGCTGTCGCAATGGTATTCACAAAACCTGCAAGGAATGTGTTAAGATTCGCAAGGCTAAATCTTCGACTTTGGCCTCGCAGGTAGACACTTCCTTAAAAACGCCTTAAGTCCATCGTGGTTATTAGATAACTTAAAAGACATAGATAGATTGTATGTATCAACAAATGAATCAAGGCTGTCAGAAACTATAGCAATACCATCTCTTTCAATTATTGATTCCAGGAAATCAAACTGCTCAGGCTTAACCGTCGATCTCCTGCCTTTTGCCTTGACCTCTACGGCTATGAACTGCCCCCAGTTGTTGCACATTATGAGATCAGACACTCCCTTAGTGGTCTTGCTTGCAACAAATCTTTTAGCTCCAGGAACAAAGACCCCTTTGGAGTCTACCGTAAAAACTACAAGCCCTTTTAGCCTGGCATATTGTTCTATTTGATCCTGAATTTTCTTTTCCGGTTTTTTTCTTTTTAACATACCATCTGATTATGCCACATAAACGTAAGCCGCCAAAACCTGATTCTATTTACACTTATAAATGCGCCAATGGTTCACTGCTTCTAGATCGTGTAAGGCATAACATAGATTACTATGTGGAATTAGTTAGCTGCCCTGAAACACCTTATGTTTTTAAAAGAAGGGTTAAGAATTGTTTAACTTATCTTAAGAAGGAAGGTGACTTGCGGGCTTTATCAATTCCAGAGCAAAAATTGAAAGTCCATCGGCAATCCTTCTTGCCAGTAAGCTAATAGTCTCATCCTTCTTTAACCAAGCCTCTTGATCACTGTTTGTTATAAACTCACACTCCACTAATGCAGATGGAATCTTAACACCGTGTAGAACGTAAATCTTTTTAGGATAATCATGGCTAGGACTTAACTTTACGCCCCTATTTGTGTGAGTCGCATCAATAAGCTTAGTAATTAGAATTTTTGCTAACTTCAAACTAGATGGATTAACGTCCGAGTAAACAACTTCCATGCCTTGAGCGTTGGAAGTGCTGCCGTTGCAATGGATGCTCACCATTAGGTCACATCCCCTGGCTGTTACGCATCTATCATGCAATGAAACAAACTCATCTCTTTTTCTGGTCATGACAACTATGCAGCCAAGCTCTCTTTCTAGAATAGCTTTAAGCTGCAAGGATATTTCAAGAACTACGTCTTTTTCTTTAAGCCCAGTTGGTCCTACGGCCCCGGGATCTTGCCCGTGCCCAGGATCAATGCAGATTTTCACTGGAAGAACTCTTCCGAGGCTTTTTTTTTGAGATCTAATTCAGCTTGAGCAGCCTTGTATTTTTCCACAAGTTCCTTTTCAGCCTTCTCCCTGACTGAAATCTCTCTTTCAAGTCTCTCTTTTTCTTGCTGAGCGTCCTTTGCCTTTTTAACAAAATACATCACCAACAAACTAAGAATGCTGCCAACTATGGTTAAGATAGATCCAATCACTTTGATTTAACCTCAACCGCAGATCTTCCTGCAGTAGAATAGGTAAGCTCTTGCCCCTTGTATTTTCTCTTCCATGCTGCGTAAGGACTGTCCAATGGTAACACGCTGTATCCCGACTTTAATGAAAGGACTCTTACAATACCGAAGGCTTTTATGTCTATAGGATTGCCGCCTGCCTCGCCGCTAGCTTTGGCTAGAAACTGTATCTCACAATGATACTGCTCTGGCCATCTCTCGTGCGGTACAAGCTCTTTTAGGGGCACTGTGATCTTATCTCCGCTGTCTCCAAAGGAGCCAACAGACTCAAGTCCTTCGCATCCTAGGATTCTATATTCTCCCGGTACCTTTGGAAGGAATACATCGAAGGTCTCTTTTATGGGTGTTCCTGAATTGGTTCTAATGAATGCGTAACCAGAGTTAATCTCTTCCGAAACGCCCAGTATGACGGAAAGATCCCCCGCCTCTGCTGCTGGCATTGATGGATCTATTTTAACGCTACATGATGCCAATAGCACCAACAAGAGAGGCAAGAGTTTTGACATTAGTAATGACTCCCTAGCTGATGCTGATTGGCTTTTTGGTAATTAAACGAAGGACAATATTTAGTCCAGTAAAAGCAATAGCTACTAATTCAGGATTGTCTTGAATTAGTTTTACTGCAGGCGGAAACACAATTGCCGCAATAGCTAGGATCAAATTCAAAATTACCGTTTTAGATTCCCAAGGTTTCTTGTTTTCCATAATTCCCCATTTCTGTACCATCGGTACTGTTGAGATAATTGTCCACCCCAAGCTTAGTTTGCGCTAGTTTTTTTCTCTTCTTCTCTAACGCATCAGTTATAGCGTCGCGCTGCTTCTGCGGATCATACGAGTCTTTTAATATACCCTTACCGGTGTAAATTGATTGTACTTCGTTCATTGCCCGATAGCCTTTGGCCCCAATAATCCAGAACCGACTTGCGATGCTTTCTTAATTGCTGGAGCAGCTTTATCCATAAGAAGTCCACCTTGCATAAGAGCGGGGTTTGAGTATTTTCTAGCCCCTTTATTTAGAAGACCGGCGCCAAGTCCAAGAGCTCCAAGTTTAAATTTTTCTTCTAAATCTTTTCCAGCCATCACCCCAGTGGCAGCGCCACCAAGACCCATTGCATAGTCGGTAGGAGAAAAGAACCTATTACCAATTTCAGATTTCATTCGATTTGAAACAATGTCATTTGCACGAGCAGCCATTTGAAATGCTTTTCTTGCTTCTTTAATATCAGATGCTTTACCAACTCCTGCTTTTTCAAGACCATCTAAAATTCCATCAAGCTTTGATTGAAGAGTAGATCTAATTGTTCTGTAAGCAGCCTCTTTCTCGGACGAGACAGGGGATCTCCCCCAATTAATCATCTCATTGTCAAAGTACTTAATTTCTTTTTGAAGTTCTTCTGGGTTGAAAAATTTCTTTCTAGAAAATCTTGTAGCAAATTCTTCCGCAATCTTTGCGGCCTCATCTCCACCAGATGTTAATCCTTGAAACTTTTGTCCAACTTTATCCATAACTTCCAAGCCAATTTCCTGGCCTGAAGGTTTAATATCAGCCGGAATACTTTCGGATGCGGAAGTAGCGTTCTTGTATATCTCGCCGATCTTTTTGCCAGCCTTATCTTTAAACTCTTGAACCTTAGAGTAGATATCATCAAAGGTGTCCCCTGCTTTAATAAGCTTACTTTCAGCAAGGTCATTACCAAACTGTTGAACCTTTTCGAAGTCTCCGGATATTCCGGGCTGTTTCATCAGTTTATTTAGATCACTCTTGGATATACCCATAGCCTTAAGAGCTTTCTGTCCGGCATAATCTAATCCTGACTTACCAACTCCTAATGCTGTTTTCCCAACTTTAACAACGCCTTCTCCGGCGCCTTGCAGGAGGCCGCCGGTTATAGCGCCTGTTTTTGCTTGTCTAACTCTTTCTCCTAATTGAAGCGGAGACACTTCACCCTCCACTTCGCCAGGATTACTTACCAATCCACCAGCTCCACCAATAGCTCCAGCTCTAGCTATACGAGCAAGCATTCCACCCTCGGATGCTAATCCACCAGTGGCAACAGCTTGTGGGATAATAGCCGCAAGCTTTGATCCGGTAGAAATATATGGGTGCTCTTGTTCTTCTTTGTTTAACATTTTTCTATAATCATCACGCTTCTGAACGTACGTGCTTTTATCTTCAGGCATTTCTATTCCGTTAATTAATCCGGTAATCTTTTTAGCAACTGGATCAACCACGGTATCAAGACCAGCATAAACCTCAGGCAAATACCCTTTTGCTCCACCAAGGTTTGTTAATCCTTCAGTAAATTGATGTCCTGCTGTTAGCAAATCCTCACCTAGAGAAGACGGTTTTTCTGCGGGTTTATCTGGAGCAGAAAATTTATTCCAAGGACCCTGTTCCTCTTGTGGTTGAGTCTTTTGAAACTTATCCCATGGGCCTGGCATTATTTCTTCCTCCAGTTACTTTTAACTGCTGGGTCTCCACCCATAAAAGTGTATCCTTCAATAACTTGTCCAGCTTTTGGCATAGTATCAGCTTGAACTGGAGCAGTTAATAGACCAGCGTTAAGGTTTTCCTTATTTGCTCCAGGATTCACGACTTCTGGATTTATACCAGTTGTTCTTATGTCTCTAACATTATAGCCAGCTTGCCCTGCTGTTTCTAGCGTTGCCTGCTGTCTTTGAGCTATAAGTCTTTGAAGAGAATTAATTTTAGCTTCCGCTATTTCTGGTCTGTCATTAATCTGAGGAAGCATTCTTTTGTATTTAGGAATATCCCCTTCCGCAAGTTTTCCACCCTCAAGATATGTTCCGATAATTTGAGCTCTTTGATCTAATTGAGCTTCTATTTGACTAGATGGAACTCCACCTTCCATTCCTAGAAATGACTGTATAGATCCTTTTCGACCAGCTATAGGGCCGAATAACCCCTTATTTGAATTGACTAATGATCTAACATCTTCAAGAGCCTTTGTTGCTGAATTAGCTTGACCAGCCGACTGTACTTCTGTTGCTGGAAGAGTCTTTCCTAATTTGTCTTCTGCTAATTTTGCCTTGGACTCAGCATACAGCTTACCAATCTCAGCTTGTTTCTTTTTAAGATCTAAATCTCTTGATTGCTTTCCATATTCATTAATAATTGGATTACCAGACTCGTCTATTTCCATATTATCTTTTAATAGACCGGCTCTCTTAATTGCCTTGTCATACTTCTGTTCTTCAAGCTTCTCTGGTCTATATGAAACAGCACCAGTGGTAGGGTCATACTGAACACCACCAGAAAACTCGGACATAGCTAGTTGTCGTTTTTTTAATGCATCCTCTTCTGCTTTTCTCTTCTTTTCATCTTGATATGATCTTTCTGTTCGATAAGAGTCCATACCAGAGTTAACCCCAGATGCTAATGCTCCCAATAATCCTGCGTAATCTGCCATATTATCCCCTAACCGTATTGTCTGCCGTAATTGTAAGAAGCTTGCTGTTGAGTCCCTTGAGTGGGCGCTTTATTTAAACTCTGATTGCCATATTGTGGAGTGGAATAGGATGGACCAGATGCTGGTTTAGCGGCAGATGCACCAATTATATTTCCTCCAGCTCCGAGTAGACCCTTAACTAAAGCTTGCCTTGCTTGTTGTTGGGCCGCTACAGCTTGAGCTCTCCTCATAGCATTTTCCATCTGCATGTTTTGAGATGCCGTAATAACACCAGCGCTTTGACCTAATCTATTAGCTCTCTGTTGAGTGGCTGCTAGCCTCTGAGCCTCAAAAGACTTAGATAAATCTGAATTTGAGATTCTTCTAGTTCTGTTTGATAAAGCTTCACTAAATCCACCAGGAAGAGATCCACCAAGCTGAGACTGAGATGCTTCTAATGCTTTTGGTAAATCGCCAATTATTCCTTGCTGTATTTCAGGAACGCCTTCTCTTGCTTGCTTCAACAAATCTTCTTCAGATAATTGAGAGTCCTTGTACAAGGCATCCTCTAAAGCTTTTTCTTCCGGAGATAATTCAACGATTCTTCTTCCAGGCATTGATCCGGCCAGTTTATCCCCAGCTTTCTTGGTTAAAGCCTGCGCGCCAACAAGATTTAACCCTATAACTGGGTTTAGTGCGATTAATCCTGCCTGAGTTGGAGTTATGTTAAGTCCCATTAGATAGCTGCTCCTATTAGCTTGCCGGCTACACCTGCAGCATCAGTTAGTGCCGATAGTTTTGCCTGCTTATTAGCTAAAGCCTGATTGTAAAGTATGTCTTCCCTATTGTTTTGAAGATTAACGTTACCTTGAGCTGAGTTCAATGCTTGAAGCTCCAACTCTCTGGCCTGATCCTCTGCAGATTGATTAACATTAGATTTAATGCCAGCTAGGTTACCTGCAAGCTGACCTCTTGATTCAGCTTCTCCGCCAGCTCTTAAACCAGAGTAAAGAAGTCCTCTTGAATTAGCCTTTTGCCTAATATCTGCCAACTGATTAGCAAAATCTCTTTTTGCATCTACAGCTTGCAAGTTGTATTGAGACTTTTTGTAATTTGGAAGATTAGCTTTAAATGCTTCCGCTTGCTTTCTCTGCTCGGTGGCTATTTCTTTAAGTCTAGGGTCTACCTCTGGAACATCAGCGCCACCGCCGCCATAACCAAGATTGTTAGCTATGTCTTTAAGTCCGCTCCCACCAGATGATTTATTATTACCTATCTGGCTTCCTACTGCTGCTCCGGCTGGCCCACCTACAGCAAATCCGATAGCGGCTCCGAGTTTTCCCATAAATCCTCCTAAAAAATATAAATCTTAGCAGTTCCGGCTGCATTAGATTTTAAGTAAATGTACTTCTTATCAGATGGAGTTACTCCATCGTATAAACTCATAGCCACACTTGATCCTGCTAATATGTACCCAAGTGGCAATCTATTCAGGTTGTGTGTGATTCCGACCTCTGCGTTTGCAGATGTAAAATCCACAGATTGCAACGATCCATCCGTGTTCTCTGTTAATCCTAAATTACCATTAACAGTTGAAACAATATCATTGATAACAATACTGCAAAATCTTCTGAATTCCTTGTCATCCTTAATATTGCTCAAATCACCAGATGATCTAATCTTGCTCATTACACAGCCCTCTGGAATCTAGACTCAATTGTGAATCCATGAATTCTAACAGGATCTGTTGCCGTATTATTGGACAACTCAACAGCCATGGATTTAGCAGGCAATCCAAAGTCAATTCTAGACTGAAATGGAGCTTGGTACATGGTCCTAGTTAATCCTGCAGTAGTTGAGTAATCAGTGTAGAAAGAAATATTTAATGCACTTGTTGATCCAATAACAGGATCAAGATCCACATAAAATCTTCTAAACTGCTTAGTAACACTGTTTCCCATATCATGCAGGAATCTTGTCTTAAAATGACAGTTAATGGCTGAACCGTTATCACCTAAGAAAGATGATCCAAAATAACTAATGGTTCCGCTATAACTTCCATAAAAAGCAGTAGGTAGACTAAAGGTCGCCTTCAAATATCCAAGACTTGATGGGAAAGGTCCATCGTACTTGGTAAATGCATTAACTGCATAATCGTAAGCCACAATTAGGTTATTAAGCGTTGCCCCATTGTAAGGTATAGCAAACCATATCTCATTTCTTAATTTGGCATGAATTGCAGTAGCAGCATTCCTTGCGCTATTGATATTCATTGAAAGAAATACTGGCTCAACTCTCGTAGACAGAACCTCAATGTTTGCACCTGTATACCTAATGATACCTTTTGGATCTAGAAAGTTACAATACTGCTCATAAACAGCAATAGCCCTATTGTTCAAGCATCCATATTGATCCGAGATTTGTCTTACCGAAATATTGTCAACGGTATCACCAGAAACCTCATGAAAGCTGAACTGCTTAAATACCATGAGCTTGGAATTGTAAGATTTAAGACCAGTGACCATATCCGCATCATTGGTTCTTACTTCAAAGAATGATGTTGGCTGAATTCCCTCTGGCTCTCCAATATCAGAGAAATAAACTGTACTTGGAGCACCACTAAACCCAGCCATAAACAACTGGTTATTGTAAACCTCAAGATATTTTGGAGCCATTGTAAACCACAGATAGTCTGGTTCCGCAAAATCAGATGTCTCAAGGTTGTTATCAATAAATGTAGCACCATTTGGAGCTAGATAACCAATTCTAAACAAGTCTCCAAGGTTAGGATCAGTTCTGTAAATAACAATTGCCGTGATTCCATACCCTGTTGGAGTAGTAAACCCGGACAAAGTAATCGTGCTTACACCAGTAGCTGAAACTGTAATTCCAGTGCTAACTGCTCCGAAAAATCCTCTTTCATTTAAGTAGCCATATCCATATTGGAATATCCCACTCATTCCAGATCCGTTGGATACGCCTTGGGCGAATGTTAATCCCGTCCCAGGAGGCAAAGAAAAAGCGCGAGTGGAAGCACCATCATAAACAAGAAAATCTTGGCCATTTCCGGTAAAGTATCTATCCACGAAAGTAATTGCATCAAAGATTCCATTATTTAAAAGCCCGCTTTTTATAGAGTTAAAAGTACCAGAGTCCAACGTGTAAAGGTTGGTATTAGCTCCCACAATCACTTGTGAAAATCCATTAAGTTTTTGATATTCATTAATGCTATTAATTGGACCAATGATACTTCCGCCAACATACAGTGTTGAGCCGGGTCTCTTTGACAAGCTTCCAGGAACACTAAAGTCAAAATTAGATAAGTCGATGAACTCATTCTCTTGAGTATCGTATTTAGAAACCTTGGTATTTAATCCACCAAAGTTATTGTAGTTCTCTGACTTTACCTTTTCATATGCCATTAGAAAAACGTCCCATAACCGTTGCCGGTTTCAACTACCATACGTGGAGAGTCTAGAGTCACATCTTGTGCGTCTCGTTTCATCATTTCCATGTAATCGTTCTTTTTGTTAAGAAGGGCTGATATGTCTCGTCCATCTTTGATAAAGCAATCAAGTGCCGCCATAACAGCAACAAACTCATGGTATTGCTCAGGTGCATCTACCTGTTGGTTATCATTGGTAAGCTCAGTCACCCTATAAAGGTAATTAAGCCTTAACGTGTATGCATTGTCTGGCTTTGGAAATAGCACCAAATTATTCTTTTTAATGTAGTAACTAACAGGTGTTCCTACCTGCAAACCTACAAGATTAGCTTGTTGTGGTGTACATGGAAGCACTACACTTGCGTCTTCACTGGATTGAGTTTGGTTAAGAACTACCTCAAGTTTAACAACGTCCAAGAAATCATCTGGGAGCACGTACTCTTGCTGATAAAGTACTGTTGTAGTTACCTGGCACTTTCTGTAATAGGAATCATCAGCCATTTTTAAAAGCTTCTGAACTTCGTATTGAGCGCGGTTAATGAACGCATTTAGCTGATCATCGGTGAAGTAACCTTTATTAAGATCGTCTACCCAATAAGAGATAATGGTTTTAAGTTGAGCACGAGTCATTAGCAGCACCCACAGTCTATTTCACCCGGAGTTACACATGCGGTCCAGGTTGTTAAAGTTACGCCTATTACTGGGGACCAAATATCGGCACAAGGCCATAGAAAACCAAAAGTATTAAGCCCCAAACCGGATATGGTGTTGGGGCCGCCTTCAAATCCAAACGACATTAGAGCCTGTCCATCAAGCCTAACGCTTCCAACTGGTGATGCCATCCATGGCCTCCGTTGTTACTTAGGAAGAAACTCTAACCACGACTTGGCTAAATTCTCCCAGGAATGTTTCTCAATATCAAAATTCACTCTCTCGCACTTCTTTTCTTGTATCGCATCAACGACAAGCTTAGCATACGTCTCGATATCATTTTGGCTCAAACAGTCCAAATCCACAAGATCTGCCATGCCTTTTTCTGAAGCTTCTTTAAGAGTGTTCTTCAAAGCTCCATGAGCCCTTGCCACTGGGTAAACTCCACAGGACAACATCTCTCTTGCTGTAATACAACTTGTCTCGAGAAATTCAGGCACGTAGAGCCAGACTTTCATCTCGCAAAGCTGTTTGGTCAATTGCTTCTGCTCCACATTCCCGTGCATATTAATCCATGATCTAGCCTGGATCATTTTCTCAAGTCTCACAACCTGATCAATAAGACCCATCTTCTTCATGTTATCAAATCCGTAATAAACGTGCAGTTCTGCATCTGGAATGGACTTTCTTACCTCATCCATCACCATAATAACTCGATCTAATCCTCTATCTGGAGAACTTGAGTAAACTACTTTGTTCCCCGTCTTATTCTTAACCAGGTCTTTAAATCTGTCCGGATTTAGTCCATTGGACGTAATCATGATCTTATCTTCGGGAATAGCTTTCATCCCAGTAATAAAGTCTTTATGGAATTCAGACAAAGCTAAAACCTTATCGTATTGATGATGATGTTCCATCCCTGGGATAAGAAGATCATGGCACCACAGATAAGTAGGAGCATCTGTAACCTTAATATTGTGTCTCCATGAAATGTTGGCTTTAGGTTTATGCTTCTTAACATAAGCAGCAAGCGTGTTAACAGGAGCGTAAATAACATCATCGAAAACTTCTTCTTTTTCTCGATCGTTAAATACAATCACCTTTTTACCGCTATGCTTTTTCAACCAATAAGCCATCTCTACAACAGCGGTCTCAGATCCTCCAATTCCACGCTCATGATAGATCTTTGGGTCCCACTTATAAGGAGAAACACCAGGGCAGCTAATAATGTAAGCATCATCATCCACGCACTCAGATGTGATAACCTCCATGCTAGACTTGATTCTATCAACTTCTTCAATAATAGCTTTAGACTCTGGGTTGTCTTTGTACTCCAATGCAGCTTGAGCTTCCGCCTTAGCCTTATCCCATTGCTGCATTTGACCATAGACTTTAGCCAGCTGGTTTCTTGGGTAAATTCCGTACATATCCCCAAACATAAATAACGGACTAGGACGACTACCACCCTGGCTCTTATCAATACACGCTTTTGCGGCATTATATGACGGGATTGCCTCTTCAAGCTTGTGCATGTTGATAAAACTGTCACCAATTATGCAGTAAAATTCTGCACGATGAGGCTCTAAAGTTAATCCTTGATGGGCAATGTTGATAGCCTGTGGAAACTTTTTGTTCAAAAACAATGAGTAACATAAGTACTGAAGACACAAGATTCTATCATGCATCTCAAGATCTAATCTCTGATTAGCCTTTTCAAACCACTCAATAGCCTCTTCTGACTTCTGTGATTCAAATAACTCCTTACCATAATAGTACATCATTCGAGCATCTAAGGAATCCTTCCTAGAGTCGAACATGCTTAAGTTTCTGTTATGATCTTTCTTTAAATCATCAACAGATCTCATATGCTTAACAGTCCAAGTCTCGCAAAATGCACTAACAATAGGCTGATTGTCTTTGGCTACCAATCCCTCATGGACAAAATACTTCCAGTAAAACTTTCCGTTGTTTTTAGTAACTCGTTCTCTAATAAAAGAACAAACAGGTTTACCATTATCATTAGCATAGTGATATGTGGCAATCCAATACTCAGCTAAATGAATAGCCTCTTCTCTAAACTTCTTAAATGCTTCTTTATTATCTAGATAATCATCTGCATCCAACCACATAATGTAATCGCATTTAGTGTGTGAATACGAATACTCTCTTGCTGCACCAAAATCATTCACCCATTTAAAGTGATGTACTTTGGCTCCATACTTTTTTGCGATCTCTACTGTATTATCTGTACTTCCTGTGTCCGTGATGTGGATCTCATCAAAGCAGCCTTCCACTGACTCCAATACCCTTGGAAGGTTATGCTCTTCATCCTTAACAATCATGCACAATGCTATAGTGGGACGGCTCATTCAAACTCCTTTTTGAAATTATGTTATGAGCATAAAACCACTTTAGGATTTTGTCGATTCGGTACTAGTGTTCGTTAAAGTCTTCTCGAAAAGAAGAGTTGAGCTTCCACGAGATGACACACCCCAAGCTCCTGTTGATTTAGTGAATACTGCGTCACCCTCTTGAACCTCAAGATTGCGTTTAGCAAATCCCATAAGTGTTGTTGGGTCAATAGCAGTGCTTCCAAAACTATCATCAGTAGTCCCAACTTTTTCATCAACAGATGTAATTGGGTCTAGCACTCCTGGAACGTATCTAACAGTAGTGTCCACACCAGAACCACCATCCATCAAGAAAATACAGCTAATGGTTGGGCCATATGTAAACTGATAGTATCCAGATCCGGCTACTATTTCTGTAATTCCAGGCGCAGTAATAGATGCACCATTTTCATTAGCGAAAATAATCATTGTAGGCGTAAGACCTGTGTAAGTACGAGGATCACCGCTCCCGAACGTCACATAAAACTTTTTTGCCATCCTTGGCCCCCATTAGTCTTTCGTTTAATACGTTAATAATTCCATTAGCATTTGGTGCAGGAAACTCTTTTGGAAACGCCATCAAATCCAAAGCTTCTTGCTTCTGATCTTCTGTCATCAATGCAATCTTTAGCTCTTGTCCTATCGGATGATTCTTAACCATGGCTTGATAAGCAACACGGGAGATCCATATATCATTTAACGCTTCCTCATAATTAGAATACTTTGAGCTTACTTGCTCGTGAAGTTCTTTAACGTGATTTAAGAATGCGTTCTTAGCGATATTCCTGTCCTTAATAGTTAACTCAAGAGCATAAAGCTCCATATTTTGGCGCTCTAACTCTACCTCTAGTAGTTCTTTTTCATCTAAAAGATCAGGTATAATGGAGTTACCTTGTTTCGTTATTCTGGATAAGTCTTCTATTTTTCGTTTAATACCACGGATCTTAATAAGCTTTTCTTTCTTATTAAGCTCGTACCCTCTAACCGCTGTGATCATAGTCCATGCGTTTCTGCATGCACCTTGAAGCTGATCAACAGGATGAACCATGTCGTGACCAACTCCATCAGATCCTAGAATACATGTCTTGGCAGATTGATGCTCAAACCACCATTTAGAATGAAGTTCTGCAATTTGTTTTAACTCGTCCATTACGCTCCTTGACCACTAGATAATGCTGAAACAAAAGACACTGTATTTGCCCAAGATGTACCATTAAAAACAAATGATTCAGTTGTAACTCCAGACCCGTTATATCCGCCCCAAATCAATGCAGTGCTATTTGTAAATGAAGAATTTGAATCACCTTTTGCTGTAGGTATAACAATACCAGCAGACCATGCACTTCCATTGTAACTTCTAACAGCAGTAGTTAAAACCGATGAAGAAGTTCCGGAATATCCTGATATTTTATAAACAATAGAATTCAAAAGAGCTGATCCCATTGCATGCGCAATATTTCCGCTTGGGCTGATAGTTGATGCAGTTTCTGATGGTGTGTACAATCTAGAATAATCGCATGCGTTTGTTCCAGTTGGACCACTAGAACCAGAGCATAAAACCATTCCGGACGGTAATGTTTGAGCAAGACCATATGTTATGGTAAATGCTGCTGTACCAGCCGTTGACCAAGCTGTTCCATTATATTTTGATAAAAGCTCAGAGGCAGATCCTCCAGAGTTACCACCCATAAGATAGTTAAAGCTTCCCATTTGAGCAGTATGTAATGAGCTAGCTACGTTTTGGCTATCAGCATCCACGCTTACCGCAGATGTATTGAATTTGTAAGTAGTTTTTACTTGGGCAGCGGATGAGTTTCTACCGCAAAAAACATAGTAATTATAATTGTATCTAGACCTTGAACCTGGAGCAGACAAATCCCTACCATCAGGAAGAGAAGGCGTAGCCCCAGTGGTCCAAGTTCCATTGAACCTAGCAATAGTTGATAAAATAGCCATTAGACGTTACCCCCAAGAGAATAAATCACTTCAGCTCTTGGATCATCACTTTGAGCTGTAATATTAATCTTATTCCATCGATCAAACAACCAAACCCAAACATCCCCAGTATATCTATCAGCACCCCAAACAGTCCCAACAGGATGAGACTGAGGAGTATTGGTCTGCTCATATGCGAAAGGTATGTTTGTAATTCCGTTCAATGGAGTGAAATTTTGAATATTATGAAAATCTTGTATTGGAGCCATGAAATCCACGGCTTCAATAACAGTAGTTGTACCATTTTGACATGTTAGAACAACATCATGAAATCCTAATGTTGCAGATCTTACTGCATTCAAAATAGACGCAATAGACGCACCATCTAGAGTCAATGTAAACGTAGCTCCAGCAGTTCCAATAATAGCGAACGATGTTCCGTAAAAGCTAAACTTTAATTTACTATTAGTGCTACTTCCTGCTGCAAAAACTCCACCTGCTGATGCAGTTGTAGTGCCTCTAGCCCAATCACCAGTAAAATACAGGCTATCCGCATAAATACGCTTATAGGTGCCACCAGCATGAAGTGTGGCATTAATAGCTGATCTATTTACGGCATTAACTGTGTTGGCAAACTCCGCTATAAGTCCAGTTGTAACACCTTGAGGTTTTGCAAATTGATAGAAATTAATTTTGTTTATTGATACCCCACCATAAGAAGCGCCAGCATAACAAACAAAACTATTCCAACCAGGACCTGCATCAGTAAAGACAGTGCGACGAATAGTACCCGTAAAGCCTTCGTTGTATCCATGAGAAATAGTCCCGTTTATTCCGAAAGTAGCATGCCAAATTCCAGCACCAGCATATTCAATTTCACAAGCTGAGAAATTTCCTTCAACTTGAATAAATCCAGAAGCCCCAGCAAAGCCCATTCCTAACAAGCTATCGTAAGCGTTCATGTTGATATTAGAGCCCCATACTCGGTACTCTAAGTCAGATGCTGAATAGTAAAAGTTACCAGATCCAGATTGCCCGAATCCATTAGTTCCTACTAATACATTCCCAGTTCTAGGATCAAATGTTCCAGACTTAACATAAAGACTTGCATTAATAGCTACAGTTCCTCCAGCATACCAAGCCCTATATAAAGGGCCGCTCACTCCGAAAGCTGTGGAGGGGGTCACGGTCAAGGTGTCAGTCGATACGTTGGTAATAGTCCCCACATAAAAACTAGAACCACTCGAAACAGACACGACCCCCATTCCTACTAGAAACGACGATCCAGTTCCGGTTGTGACTGTAATATTTGCGCCAGCCCCACCATTGTTACCAATAGTCTCAAGCGCTGTTGGCTCTTGTGTATCTATTTGAGCCATTGCCGCAGATGACATGCTGATAACGCTCATTGCTCCAAGCCTTCCACTTACAGTAGGAAGAGCTAGAGTCGATCCAGCAGTTGTTGTTTGTTTGTTCTTATTAACGTAAACATTTCCTGGGAATACTTGAATGTTTCCGCCTGTATTTTCAGAATAAACAGCAAAACCTGTTACTAGTAAGTCACCAGTTTGGTTTGCTGTAAGTCTAAAATCATGAATGTTGTTTGTCTCGTTAGCGTTTGCATGCTCTAGTAAACTGTACTGTCTATATCCTTGCCCAATCATTCCAGGATTAGAGCCACCAAAGCTAATATCGTTTCCAGTGTCTACACCATCGACGACGATATCGGCCGTCCCAGTGGAATCCACAGAAGGAGCTGTGTTGAAAGATACCCTTCGAAAAACACCAGTAATACCAATACCGTCGTCGATATTGTTCACGCTAATGACTCGACCATTAGCTTGATTTAAAAGTTTCACATCTCCGTATGCATAAGCGTATGCACCAGGGAAATTTTCAGTAAAAATAATTTGGTAAGTAGGTTTGTTGTTGATCCAACTAGCACGGTCATCAATAAGAACCATGTCTTTAACCCATAAATCCTTTTTACCGTATTTTGCGGAATTATCGTTTCCGAAATACTGATTCATAGGGTTGGTGCTAACAGTAGACGAAAATCCAGTATTGTTTGAAGCAGGAAGACTTACGTCAAGAAAGACGTCTTGAGCATATTGCCCAGATGAGCTAGCGACACCGCCACCTACTGTAAAATAAGTCGAAATATTAAAACCCATACGCTCCCTCGTTTAGGATGAGCAAAGGATGTGGAGTTTTTAATTCCACACCCTAAACATGAGGTAAAGCCATCCCTAGCAAACCCCAAGACTTGATTAGTAATTTACTCCCATGACATTCTTGTAATCAGCAGTAGCCTTAACGACTAGTTGAACTACAGCGCTTGCCACAGCAGTATTAGCAACACCAGTAACGATCTCAAGTACATCACCAGCTTGAGCCTGCAATAATGTTGACCCATAAGAAGGAATTAGTGAAGCACGCATTGGTCCGCTAGTTCCAAAAAATATAGGCGTCATTGTTGCAAACTGACCAGAAATGTATGTTACTCCTCCGGATGTATTTCTCACAAATCTGAAATACCAGATAGGTGATCCAGACAATCCAGAAACAGAAACATAAAGATCTTTTATATCTGCCTGAAATGGTACAACTATCGACGCCAAAGTAGAACTTGTGGCCACCAAGCTGTATCTAGCAGATAGCACTTTTGTCTGCTCTGTTACGTCTAGCTCTCGGTTAATAATACCCATAAAGCCTCCTTAACTTGTTGCGACTTGGTTAAAGAAAGCTTTTGCATCAGCAGAAGCTTTAATGACAAGATTTACAACGAGAGAGCTTACCGCTGAAGTTGTTCCAGCAAGACGACCCTCAATTACGTCCCCAGCTTGTAGGAACAATAATGAAGAACCGCTAGCCGCAAGAGAAGCTCGCAATGGTCCGCTAGTTCCAGGCAACGCTACTGCTAGAGCTGCTTGAAATAGTCCGGAAATATAAGTGGCACCACCGGCTGTGTTTCGCACTACGCGAATGTCAAGCGTTGGTGATCCAGATAGTCCGGTACCAGCTACATAAGCATCAACTAGAGTGCTAACAAATGGGATCATCCCAAAAGTAATTGTTGCACCTGTAGCGATACACAATGAACCAAGTACAGTCGAAGCACCTGTGGATGCTTGCGGATTTACTGCATAGTTCAAAGCGACTCGCTGTTCAGAAAAATCCAAATCGCGATTAAAAATAGGCATTTCCTACTCCTTTATTTTTTCATATTTGCAGTGTTTATGTCGTTAAAAGTCTTCCTGAATTGTCCTGCAAAATCATACAAGAAGGCTTCGGTATTATTTTTTCTATCCCGCTCCCTGGACTTGGCTGCCTTGATCTGTTTCTCCTCAAGCTCTTTCATAAACTCTGTTCGATTCCACGAGTCTATTTGTTGGAGTCTTGCGTAAATAAGCTCAAGTCCCCACTCTCGTGGGTTACTAGCTTCAGTCCAGTTATCGGTTAGAGAAATAACGTGATATGGACAGTCTCGGAAATATCCGTAAACAATTCCGTTATGTTCAAACTTTTCTAAGCAATAATCTTTACGGTAAATATGAATCTTTCGATTGTTAAATTTATTCCGTTCAGCGTAAAGCTTTTTATCGTATGACTTAACCAATTTGTTTACTTCCTTAAGCCGAAAATCCATCCATATCCTCCGTAATTATGGGCTAATGTAGTTTCTTAACACTGAACATGCAGATGGCTTCTCATTGAACAAGTTCATAAACATACGAACTCGAACTTCAAGTGCATCTTGCGATGCTTTTGCAATGTACATGGACCCTGTTTCATCAGCGAATTCCATTTCTGCTAACACGTATGCCTTAAGAGCAGATTCATCTAAGAAGAATAAGCGAGTTGGGCAATCTTTATCAGCTACAATAGGAATCGAGTTGAATTCCAAGAAACTTTCTTCAGCAGAAGCAAATCCGCCATCACCTTTCACAGTGTTGGTGTAACGCTTATCTGCAGTTAGAAGCTTCTGGTAATAACGTTGGCTATCAAAGTCGCAATAAATAGCAGAGTATTTAGCGCCCCCTCGACGTTTTCCTTCGTTCCAAGCAAATTGCATTTTATCCAAAGACAATTGTGCTCCAAGATTGTTGATCGCGTTTCCTTGGTATTGACGAGAAACAGATCGATCGATGTTGTAGATTGTGGATGTTCCACCGTCTAGAGCATACAATAGACCTTGAATTTCGTTACCATAAGAATTCCAGCGAACTAGAATGTCTGTAGCAGCAACAGTTACCGCACTCGATAGAGTAAGCGATGCACTTGTCGCAGGCTGACCAGTTGTAGTCATCGAGTTAATTGTCACACCACTAGCTTTTTGAGTAGTGAATGTAGCATCCCAGATATCTACAACAAGACCTATATCCAAGAACTTGTCTGCAGCTTCAGTGCTTTCTCGTCCTGTTACGGAAATAACGTTTGTTCCAGATGCAGCAGCCGAAACTGTTGCAAGGGCTCCGTTACCATTCCACGAAAGCTGTCTGTTCAAGTCGCTTTTTAAATCGACATAACCTTGCTCGAGCTCATAACTGGCGGACCGAACAAACGAACCGACATCAGATGCAGAAGCCTTGATCATTGGACCAGTAACAGCGAATACAAGATAGTTGAACTTTGCTTGGATCAACGCTTGTACAGTTGTTTGGTAACCAGAACTTGGAAGAACTCCCGCGTCTGCGATAGCTCCAATCCCTTGGTTACGTTTGGTTTTCAATGGTCGAACCACTTGATAACCAGACCATCCTTGTTTAATTTTCTCTGCTCCACGATAAACAGGAACATCATCATTGAACTGAGATTTTAGAGGACCTTGATAATAATTTTTCAACTCGGCAAGACCGGTTGTAATTGACTGGACTAAATTTGCCATTTAATCGCTCCTTTTTAAATGCGTCCTTCGGCAGCATCCTTAAGCATTGCTTCCCTTGCTCCCTTAAGAGTTTTTACGTCTTTAGGTGCTTGAGTTGGTATTCCACCACCTGCTGCAATATCTTTAGATCTTTGTCCGACTGACTTTTGGTTGTTAAATTTATTTGAAGCACGACCCTCATAAGCAGACTTAATCTCATCATTAACTGCCTTAAAGATTCTTCCCCATGTTTTATCATCGATAGTTGGCTGATTTACGCCATCTTCTTCTTGCTTTGCCAGTTGTTGTTGAGCATAAGTAATAGCTAGATTTTCAGCTAGCTTACCATTGAAATACTCATACTTGCTGGAAGCTTCTTTAAACAATGAGTCGATCTTCATCTCGTGAGCTTCTACTTCTTTTTGATGAAGCATTTGCTCTACCTGCTCTAAACGAGACATTAATTGAGGATCAATCTGATTCTGAGTTTGCTGCATTGGCTGAGATCCAAAAACATCTCTAAGAATATTTCTCGCCATTTGGTGAAACTGTGGCGGATATGTCTTAAAGAATTCTTGAATTAAACTTGGATTATCTCGAAGTTTCTCAAGATCATAAGGTAGAGCGGCTTGATACTTTAAGCTTTCGCGCTCCCTCTTAATCTCTTCAGTTTTCCTAGAATAATCCTGCTGCCTCATCAATGCGCTTTTGAGTTCTTTCGGGTCCCATTCGCGCCCTTCATAACGGACCTTACTCGTGTACTTATCCAGATCGAATACGTCTTGGGCTTTTTGGGTTGTCTCCGGGGCCTCATCAGCTTGTCCAGAGGTCCCTAAGTCCCCAAAAGACTCGGTTGCCTGTCCAGTTAACTCTTCCATGAAACTAAATTCCTTCCTTGAAACTGTTTATGGCTATTTCATCGCTTTTGCTTTTTGCATCGCGAGTTTTACCTTTCCTTTAAGTGATTTTGCTTCGTAATCAGAAACCTTATCGTCATCTACCGAAGCTGCCATAGGATTTTTAACCTGTGGCTTTGTTGTAACTTCATTTACGATATCTTGAGAACCTTGGTCCTCCATAGATTCATCAGCCAACTCCATACCATTAGCATCTTCATCATTATCGCTTAGCTCTGCTGTTAACTTGCCGTTATCATCTTGATGGATATCAAGAGAGATTGTTCCAAGTTTCTTTTTCATCAAAGCATCTTGCATTGGACTATTCATTTACATTCCCCCTGCGTTTAACTGACTATTTAATTGATCCTGTGTTTGCTGATTGAGTTCATCTACCTGACCTGCGACTTTATCAGTTGTAGAAAGCCCAGGCTCTGGTGGAGGTGGAGCATCTAATGCTGGCCCCCCTTGTGTAGGCACTCCACCTGGTTCAAGACCGGGAGGAGGCGGAGCCACTCCACCATCTAAACCTGGTGGCTGCTGAACTCCTGCGGCCATTAATTCAAATTGTAAGTGTTGCTCAATATTGGTCAATAGAATCTGTTGCTGCCATGGTTCTAAGGTTAAGAACTTGTCACCTTTTCGATATCTATTCTTTTCTCTAATGTGAATCTCGTGGTTATCAAGCTCGTGAGCCTCTTCCATTGGAAAACCTTTTTCAAGATTATCAATATCTCTCTTAACTTGATTACTATCAAGGGCCGTGTCTTCCCAAACTTCACCAACATCACCGAACTCAAGCATTTTAAGAACTTTTTGACTAACACTTGGATCTTGAGGATTACCAAACAATCCTTGTTGAAATAGTGTGATGATAAAGTCTCGTTTTGCCGTGATAGATCCAGGAAGTGTCGATCCTTCAATGACCATTACGTCATTGTTTTCACGCATGTCCTGACCTTCAAACTCTTTAACAGTATATTCTAGGTTTTGACCTGCAATTTTCAAAACTCTTGGAGTGATATAATTCTTTTGTGCAGATTTTAGAGCTAACTGCATTGTTTTGGCTAATGCTAGCTCATTTCTTCTAGCAACAATCCCTATTCTTGTATCATCTTGCTCAGATAACCAAGAAAGAGCAATCGCCGCTGTTACTCCACCAGGTGGAACACCACGAGAGGCTTCATTAATACCAAAAATATCATCAAGCATTGCATCGAGAGTCTTTTCCTCTTCATATGCATAGCTTGGCATTGCTGGAGCAGGCATTGCTGCTGGTGGTGGAGCGTTTGGGACTGGATTGTACTCTAAAACTTCACCAGATTGGTCGTTTAACTGCTCGGCATGTAGACCAGAGCCACGAGCCACAAGATATTTACCTGCCAATAGACGATTAGTCCAAGCAGCACGCATACTAATAACACGGTTAAGCTGATCCTGAATAGGACGAGCATGGGTGATAACACTTTCAGAGTTATATTTTCCACCAATGACAATATCATCGAACTTAACAAACGGAAATTCTCCATTTGGAAGCTCCTTGTCCTCTAGTTTTACTCCATTAGCGCAAATAATCATGCGACCATTAGGATATTTTTTACATCTTTTCTCATAGTATACCAGCTCGATTGCGGAATCCTTCATTTGATTAGCAATACCAGTGGTAGGACCTGTAACAGTTAGGTTGTTAATTCGCTGTTCATACTGAACGCTTAAGAGCCATGCGCCCTCTTCTTTAACCTGATCACCAATTCCAGGGTAATTATCCCGGAAATACTGTAATGATCTAACCTTTGCTTGAACTACCCATCGGCAATCATCTAAAGTTTTAGCTAATGGGTCAGGAAATATCTCAAAAGGAGATACCACATCGATTCTTACGTCACCTTCAAACTCAGATTCACCGGTTAAAGGATCTTCTATTAGGTTACCCAAGTTTGGGTCCCAAGAAACTTTTAAATAAGCATGGCCAGCCTGTTGTACCCACATGTAAAGATCAATGAGCCTAGCCGGCATCTTCTCTTTTTCCCAGATCATCTCTAGGACTTGTTCGCTTAATCTTGCCGCGTCTTTGTCTTCAGTGTCATTGCTATTTGGTTTAACAATATACTTAGGTCGTGATTTGAGAAGCCTTGAGAGCCTATTCTGCGCTCGTGAAATAATTTTATTAACATGGATTCTATTTCGTTTGAGATATGAATGTGCGCGTCCGACAGTTTTAAATTGTCTGGAAGTTGTATCGTAATAAACACTGTCAAACCCCAGTAGGTAAGCAATGTTAGTCATTACTTGACCTTCAAAAGTTACACGTGATCCAGAGGATCGGACTTCCTCAATTTTCTTCTTAATGAACTCGCAGACGCGCTTGTCGTCCACTTGTTCAATATCCTCACCGAAAATCTTCATCCCATCCATAGGATTGTCCATCTATATTCCTTTAAAGAAAGTCGCGCATAACGCTCAAGTCTTCCGCATCCTCTATAACCTTAAAGACTTCAGGCTTCTTAACGGTATCTTGAACCGTCTTCGCCATCTCATATTCATGGTAACTGCGACTCATAAGTTTATTAAGTAATTTGTGCGTCGCTGTCCAAAAAATAACCTCCCTGGCAACAATAAATGCCAATAGGAATAGTATAATAATTGGATCAGACATTGCCGTGGAGTCTATCTTCTAAATTTTCGACAGGCTTATTTGCTAGCTTTTCTTTAGTTCCCTTTAGGCAAAGCTTAACTTCTTTAACAATACAGTATCCTTGATCACCAATTCCTTTTGGGAAATACCGATCGATATACTCCTGGCTTACTTCTACCCACCTATCTTCAAATGGAAGACCTAAAGACTTAACTTTATCTATTTCAGACAAAACAACCATGTCTTCTGGATGATACATTCCGTATACAGCTCCCATATCTACAGGTTTCAAAGTCTCATTGGGATTAATAGCTTTCGCCATCATAAGCCTCCTTGTTCTTTTTTAGCAGGTTCTTAATGTACCAGCTTTCATATCCAGGATCGTTAGGTGCTGGATCTGTCATTATCTTAGCAGGCTTTTGAGGATACACAACTATCTCATCCATATAAGCCAGTGAGTCAATCAAATCATCATGGGCTCCACGTGGGAATTGTCCCAACTCCATCTCAAGATCAGTTAGTCCTTGAGCAAAATATATTCTACCGAATTCAAATCGTGGAACTAGTGACAATATACGAGTTGATTTTGATTTACTTGTATCTGGTTTAATTCCTTTAACTGGAACAACCTCACCACGCCTCTGCATCTCTTCGGCACACATATAGAGCAGAGCTTTTTGATAAGCTACTTCTTCGATACCTATAACCATTGGTTTAAAAACCTGATTTGCTTTAAACACAAGGTTAACAATTTCAGTAGGAGATATCTTATATCTGTTAGCTGCTACCACATACCACTTCTTGTCTTCATCGACTTTTATAACAACAAGAGCAGTAAAATCATTATGTACATCAGTGCCAATAGCAGGATCAATAAACACGAAAGTATTGGTAGGTGCAGGTATTGTTTCGAAGTACCTAAACCATTCTTTTTTAAACGACTTGGCATCATCTGGAATTACCACATTTTGGTATTGGTTGGCGAAGATATACGATCCAAGCATCTTATGCTGTTGGTCCAGGAACTCTTTACTTAATCGTTCTGGAAAGAAAAGAGAACCATCATCTCTAATTGCTTTCTCGTAAATCATTTCCCACATTAACCAAATCCATAAATTCTTGATATAGTTCCATCATTACCTGGATCACCAACAGAACCATCAGCCAAGCAAGGATTTCCACCATTACCACCAATAGCACTGCAATTAATACTTTCCGTATTATTTAAAGAGATTAAGACAATGACGCCACCACCACCGCCACCACCGCCTCCGCCAATATCTCCACCATTACCATCTAAGCCATTTCCCCCTGCTGATCTAAAAAATCCTTGTCCGTAAATATTCTTAGCAGCGCAAACAATTATGCCGCCGCCACCACCACCTGCTCCACCAGTTCCACCACCACCTTCACCATTGGAACCACCACCGCCACCACCACCGCCTGACCCACCTTGAAACGATTCGTTGGTTGTAGCTACTTTGGCTTGAATCCAATTGATTGCATTTTGATAAAGATTAGATCCGCCTTTATACGAGAATGGATTTCCAGTTACTCCACCTAATCCACCAGTGGAAAAATTACTTCCACCACCATTTCCACCGTTACCACCATAACTGTTAGTGGCTCCCGCTGCATCCTCACCATTTACGTCAGAGCTATCAGCCCCAGCTATTCCGTTACCATATACATTGCCGGCACCAGCGGTCTGACCATTAGCAGAGTTGTCTACTAATCCGTCATTCTTTAAATACTCTTTACAGAAAATTCTAAAACCATTTGTTTTTATTGTTCCACTAATACCCACAGTTAATGAGTTATAGTACATATCCCTTGATAGAGTAGTTGTAGCTCCATCTACCGTTACATTACCGTCTATCCCAGTTCCAAAAAAGAAATCATTAAAACTAGGTAAACCATCATAATTAGCTGATTGAGTTGTAATTGTGTATTGGCTTAATGAAATACCATTAGGAATCTGAAGAGTTGAACTTGCCGCTACTTGAAAAGCAGGCAAAGAAGATCCAATAGAATAAAACGTGTAAAGCGTTTGACTCATGATGGAATTCCGTAAACTTTAATTACCATCCCTGTAGAACCAGCCGACCCAACAAAAGAGCTATCATCCACACGAGCACCACCAGCACCAGGTGATACATTACAAACAATGGATGACGTATCGTTATTGGAGTAAAGAGCAATTAAACCACCGCCTCCGCCACCACCACCGCCACTAGATCCCGCAGGATCTCCTATTGCTCCATCTCCGCCATTACCACCAACAGCCTTAAATGTTCCTTGGCCTAATATGTTTTTAGCAAACACCATTACGATGCCGCCACCTGATCCGCCGCCACCACCGAATGTTGAGCCTCCATCTCCGCCGCCGCCGCCACCACCACCGCCGCCAGTGAATGCAGTGGTTAGCTTTAGACCACAAGCCAATACAGCTTGAAATGGATTAAGAATTAAATACGTACCACCTTGAACAGCGCTCAATGAAGTAATAGCTCCACCAGTTCCACCACTAGAACCAGAGCTGCCAGCTCCGCCCCTACCACCGTTTCCGCCAAATCCATAAAGAGGGTTAGTGCCATTAGACCCAGCAAAGTTTCCACCATTGCCACCCTTAGCACTTCCAACAAATACTCCAGTTGGAACACCAGAAACACCAGTGCTATCACTAGCGTTGATTCCATTACACTGAATTACTCCATTATTATTCAAGTAATCCCTACAGAATATTCGAAAGTTTTGCGTATTGATAACGCCAGATAATCCTACATTTAAAGTGCTGTAGTACATGTCAGAAGTAAGAGTAACAGTTGTGTTAACCGTTACATCCCCATCAGAGCCCATTCCATAAAGAAGAGTGTTTTGACCAGATAAAGAATCAAAGTTAGCTGGCGTTGATATTACAACAAAGCTTGCAAAGTTAATATTCTGAGGAAGGGATGTGGTAGCCCCAGCAGCAAACTGCCAAATAATCGTAGAGCCACCAATACCGTAAAAGTTATAAATATTTTGCGCCATCCATGGCCCCCATTTGTTATGTTCTTACTCTAAACACGTTTCCATTAGATCCATCAGCACCAGTTCCACCAGTTCCAGAACCAGCAGCGCCAGTTCCTTTAAGAGCCTGAATGGTTAACGATGTAGCCGTAGTGTCGTTTTCAGTAATAACAACAACACATCCACCGCCACCACCGCCACCACCTCCAGAGTTACCAGAAGCAGGTGTGAATCCATTTCCACCGTTAGCTTGAATTGTTCCAGATCCAGTAAGCATCTTTGCGGCTATAATTACAATTCCGCCGCCCGATCCACCACCACCACCAGCAACAGATGTATCACCAGCACCACCGCCACCGCCGGCTCCACCAGTGTATTTGGTTGAACCATCTCGTAGAAGCGCACTAATACATGAAGGAAGAGTTCTAATAGCAACAGTTCCACCTAATATAGCAGATGGAACGTTTGCAGCTCCACCACCACCAATAGATCCACCACCAGCAGTTCCACCACTACCACCAGCACCACCAGAGGCATTATTGCTTGCGCCCCCACCAGAACCATTGGTCGTACTTCCATTACCACCACCACCGCCAGATCCCGCGATAGATCCAGTAGAAGGAGCGCCACCACCAGTTGAGCTAGTAGCAGTATTTCCGTTGTTTCTGATAGTTCCTTCGCAAGTAACAGTACCAGCGCAAAATAATCTAAATCCTGCTGTTGATAAAACTACGCCGTTATTTACTGTTAGAGAGCTAAACATTGTGTCCCTACTAAGAGACGCATTCGAAGAAATTGTGGTAGCACCATCAGATCCGTCACCGAATAGCGCAGAGTTGGTTTGAGTTCCATAAAGAGTAACCTGAGTAGCACTTTGAGTAACACCAACACCATTGGTTGCACCAATACTTCTAAACTCAAATGTAGCACCAGTAACTTGAGCAAATAATGTGGCACCTGAGCCTAAATTAGCCCCATTCATTGCGCCATAAAGAGTAATATCGGTAGCACTTTGAGTAACACCTATACCTAAAGTAACTCCGATAGTTCTAAATTCTAGATTAGTGCCGCTAGCTTGAGCAAATACAGTCGCGCCAGTACCTAAGTTAGTACCACCAGTGATTGTTCCACCACCACCGCCACCGCCTCCACCAGCTCCACCTAATGACGTGATGATACCTGTTCCGATAATAGACATAGATTACCCCTTAACCTGCTGTTGTACCTTTAATGTAATGAACCGTTACCGTCGCACCTGTAGCGGCAAAATAAAGACTACCAACAGAGTTGAAACCAAGAGCACCGGTATCCATAAGATAACCTTTTCCCCAGGTAAGTGTTGCCCCACCAATTTCAAGAGAGCCACCAGTAATATACTTAACAAGGATAGAATTTTGCCCTGCGATTAATGATAAACCAATAATTGAGCTTAATCCTACGAAAAACTTCCCAGAAATTACGTCTTGGGCAAAATCTCTACTAGCCATCCTAGATCTCCTTTAATCGTTATTGCCTTAATGATGAATCACATCACCAAACATGTCCATCAATTCTAAATCTGACTAAATTACTTATAACAAAGGTCGTGAATATTATTGGTCCATAAATGAGTGTTAGGACACTGCCTTTCCACATACTCTGAAAACCTGTGGACAAGTGAGTATTGCATGTCATCCACATATCCTGGAACTGGAAGAGGTTTATGGTATTCTATAGCTAAGTAGTTTACTTGATCCCATTTAGTGAACTTATGAAGGATCTCATACTCGGCTCTTTCCACATCCATCTTCATGAAATCCACATGAGACGCTCCCACTATTTCATCAAGAGTTACTGAATCAACAGACGGAATTGCCGGATCATGATTATTAGCAAACACAATGCTTGCACCACCACTATTTTCTTTGGGAGCCACAAGCCTTGTCTTTTTTCCAGAGCTACCAACTACACCAAGATTGTAAGGATGAACGTTATTACATCCATTTACTTCAAGATTACGTCTTAGATTCCAATAAGTGTCAGGCATAGCTTCATAAGCGTAGATGGTAGCATCAGGATAAATCTTGCTCATAAGGATTGAGAATATTCCAACGTGAGCACCGATATCGATGATTACTTTAGGATTACCAATTAGATGCTGATTCTTAACAACACCATAGGCATCTTCTTCTTTAAACTCTCTCATGATGTTGATGATTGCTTCCGGTGAATTATCGTTGAGCTTGAGACTGTCAAGGATGGCGTTTATCTTATCTTTCATTTTATTCCTTAAATTTTTGGATTCCAGTACATGTCGATTTGATCTTTAAGAAGATCAACTTCACGTTGTAGTGCTGCTACCTTTTCAATTAGAGAAGTAATTTGAATAGTAAGAACGGCCCATGCCTTATCGACTTGATTATCTTCCATCACCACTCCTTGGGTATGATTACAATAATACGCCCATATTATTTTGCAACGGTTGTTCCATGCTCTTCAGTATTTTACCCGGGAGATCATTCTCGGAGTATCGCGTTGCAGTTACTACAACAGTTCCATCTGGCTCAAGGATGGCCATGTTGTACTTGAAATGATCCCAACACTTCTCACATGCTTCTGGTGTTTGAGAGTTATTGTTAGAGTTTAAGTCGTCCACGAGTAGAACATCAACGTGCTGACCGACTTTTGTGGTGCCCATGCCCGCAGCTTGCACAGATGCTTCCTTAAGGTTTGTAGTACGAGCTGCAATGATGATTTCACCTTCATTCCAAACAGGACCTCTCCAATCACCAAATAGCTCAACGAATGCTGGATCTTCTAAATGTAGTTTAATAGCTCGGATGAAGTTCTTAGAGTTAGTGTAGAGTTCTGAATCGATCATAATACGGAGGTTAGGATTGTTAATAAGGCGCCAGATAGAATAACCAACCACTGCAATTGTGGACTTGAATGCACCACGCGGACACACAATAAGCTTACGAGTGCTCTCAGACTCAAGTACTTTAATAATTTCACCATGAGTTCTCTTATTAACATCCTTATATCCAAGCAAAGAATTTAAGGTGTGGAATAGTGATTTCTTATATAACTGTATAAGAAATTGTTTGCGTATTTCCTTATGATATTCTTTTGGAAATTGTTTTATCTTTTCTTCAATTGTGGCGTGCAGGTTCATTGAGCAATCTTAACACCTGTTTAATGTCATCTTTAAGCTCTTTATAATCAGCTCTAAACTGACTCATAGTCTCCCTAAAGTGTTCAAGGGTAACAAAGCTATCATTAAGACCCGCTAATCGTTTTTCTGATTCAAGCTGTCTAGCATTACCAGATAACTCAATCTGACGTATAAGTGATGTTACTTCTCTTAGATCATCCTCTAAGCGTTTTACCTTAGCTGTAACCATACCCCAAGTAACAAGCACGCTAGATAAAGATCCAGCTATTGCAATCACAACGCTATTGTCCATTATTAATTGTTTTCTGATTTATTAAATTGCGCAAGTGCTACATTAACCAACTCAGCAGCTACGTCTTTCGCTTGTGAAAGAACTTCCTCAGTCTTGTTAATACTTGAAGCATCCACTTTGATTTAATCATTATTATGCCATTTATGTCTGTTCTTCATGTTGAACATCCAAACAGCAGCATTAAAGCCATTTCCATTCATTCCGTTGATGCCAGCACCTTCCCAAAAACGCAGGTTTGCTGCATGTGCTTTTTTATAGGCTTCGGAGAATTCAGGATGGACTTTCAACCATTCATACAAAGTGTCAATATGAACATCAACCGCATCAGCAAATGCTTGGAAGCTGTACCCATGGCGCATATCCTCGATTAGTTGTGCGCAGTACTCTGGTTTATATTTGGTCGGCTGACCAGGCTTTTTACCTTCCATGATTGATTCAGATTAGAATGTGTATTAGCATTTGTCAAATCACGTCACTTAGTGGACTCTTAGCTAGGGATGCCGTTAGTCCCCACAGTGATAAACATCCTAGGACCTTAAACACACCACAATTTACTCAATAAGTCAAGTATCGTTGATTAAACGAATTGTGGATCCTTATTCAAATCTCCCCAAGTCTGGATAGTGATACTGTCATCAAGTTCAATTCCTTTTGGAAAATTAGGCATAGTACCCACCACCTTCGAGGATGCCCCACAATCGCATTTAAACTTCAGGCTGGCTTTCCCCTTAAAAGCAAAAACAATCCCAGTGTCGAGGCATATACGGCATTTGGGAGCCACTACCCAATGGCAATCTATCGGCCGAGTCCATTTTCCTTTACCTACGTTCTCTATCAGGTATCTAAGCCTCTCCGCATTAAGTTTCATTTCTTCTGGGGTGAATTCTGTTTCTTTGACGTCTTTCTTTTGAGCGGTTGTGCGTCTAACTGCTTCTCTCATTGCAAGATTTCTTAGCTGACCTGGGCCTGGCATTTTGTTTGTGAGGTCTGTTTTGTGGTATTTGATTACTGCTGCAGCAAGATCTTCTACTTCAAGATCAATGAGATCGGCGGCCCATAAAGTTATTTGTTCGGAGATATTTCGGCCGTAGTATAAACCCATCGCTGATAAAATATCGCTAATCTCTCGCCGTTTCGTCGTCGAGTACTCGTTGAGCTTCTTCATCGCTCTCAAAAGGAAAGTATTGTCCGGCGCTATCTTCTGATTCTCGTTCTGATAATTGCCAAAACTCATTCTGCTTTTCCATTTCTAGCATTTTCTGCTGCTCAAGTTTTCTGGCCTGCTCTTGCCCAAATCTCTCAACGTCGTCAAGCATCTTTTGCTGTGCGACGAAATTGGGGTTTATCGCAGGAGTACTAAAATCTTCTGCCATGATGGCATTTTTCCTTGAGATTGTTATTCCAGAATCAAGCTTAGCGGTCACAGCACTAATGTTGGCCTCAAGTGTAACAAGGTCGTGTCTTTTGGTCAAGTAAAAATGATCATTCATGTCGATGTAAGCTCTCATCAAATTCTGGACCCTAACCAGCCCATAGTCTTTTAGCAGTCGAAGCAATATGCCTCGGTCTTTGCCGCCTATCGGTGGTCTAGTTTTGTATCTTGATTTCCATGCCTCTACCCATGATCCAATTAGCGGTGCAATTTCAGAAGGAGTCTTCTGCTTGCCAGAAGCTCCGGACGCAGTCCGTTTTTCCTTTGTAACTTTACTGTCTCCCGTAAGGAATTTATTTTGTTTTATTTTATTTTGTTTTATTTTATTTCCGGGATCACCAACTATGGTTTTCCACTCTATGTTCTGGAATTCATTAAGGGTGACCTTTTCTATCTTTACTGTTTTGATGATTTGTGAAGTGAATTTGGTCATCAAAATGAATCGATTATCAAAAGATAGACGACATAAATCGAATCTAACTAATTCATTTAGTAACTTTTCGATCTTGTTTCGATTGAATCTTGGAGCAATATACGACAACATTTTTATGTCATTTTCTATCACTCCACGGTCATCACAGTAGCTCAACATAGCCAAGGAAAGTAGCATTGCTGCATGGCTTACATTGGAGTATTTAGCGTCTGTCCAAATATCAAAAGTTAACATTCTGTGTCTTGGCATTTAGCTCCTTTTTATACGTTGACTAACCTACCAAACATGATTAATCAACTTTTAATCAGAAGGAGAAAGTATGGCTAGAAATAAAGGATCAAAGAACAAGAAGACACTACTAAAAGAAGCAGCAATGAAACAGGCGCTTTATTTTAAGAAATCGCTCAAATACAGAGCAGATAAAGAGAAACAGTTAAGGGAAAATGTGCTAGGCGTTGCTAAAGATTATTACACAGATACTACAACTGTAAGGGTAGTTGAGTCATATCCACGGACAGTAACTGAAGTAGATGCTCTTATTCTAAAGAATGAAGTTCAGCACTTAAAATCTACAATTCAAAATCTTAATCTCAAGATCTCCTTACTGGAGAACAGAACATGAGCGAAGAATATACAGAAGAAAGAATCAGAGAAGAAATAGAAAACATGAAAAGATTCCGACTAGGATTCACTGATGCTTTCCTTAAGATCGCTGCATTGGCTCAAGAAACAATGATCAAATACGATGAACATAATCTGAGAAGAATACTAACCATTTGCAGATCTGTTATTGCCCCTCATCTAGATGAAGCAATCAAAGAGAAAGAAAAAGAGAGTTCGAGGATAATATTGCCATGAAGTTTTCCACAGACATAATTGAATGTTTAGATAAGCAAATTGATAAAGAAAACATCGCTCATCGAGAAGGCTCTCGTGGCATGAAACTCTCTTATCTAGAAA